ACCTCAATCATTGGTTTATTAATTCCACCATTTTTATAGAACAATTTAAAATCTAAATCTTCATATCTCATCTCACTCAATAAGTTATGACAGATTTCAGTTCGTTGTTCGTCTGGTAAATCTTCAAATCTTAATATTATTTGTGTAATCATTGTTATCCTTTCTGTTTATTATGTATGGGATTATATACTAACCCCATACATTTGTCAAGTATTAATTTATACTTTCAGCATTATTATTTTCGTATAATAACCTCGCTTTTATTTTATCTGCTCTTGACTGATTTTTGTTCTTCATGCCCTTAATTCTTTCTGCAAGATTTTTAGGATTATAGATAACAAGTCCAGTAGAGTTAGTTCTGATTATTTCTGCGTCAGTAATATTTAAACCAAGTTCAGTACAAAGTTCTAAAGCTTCATCTAAATATTTATAACCTTTTAAACCAACTTTAATTTCTTTCATTTGGTCTAAAACAGATTTAATCCATTTGTAATGTGCCATAACAAATTGTCCTTTAGCTTGTTTCCAAGAAATTAAAAAGTTAAACTCTTGTTCAGTACAAGCAATAGACCTATCTCTGCAATAGTCTCTACCAATTAAATCTAATTGATATTTTTCATTCCATTGTTTGCCATAACCACTATCATCATTACCAAGATACTTATTGTTATTGTCAGTATATTTTGTTTTGTGTGGGTTATTATCTTTGCCCTCTTGTTCAATCAAAATATCTGGGTTGCAATCATCTTGTGCTTTTAGTTCATCACGAAACAAAGCATAGCCATATTCATTATCAGAACGATTATAACTATTGTTGCTATCAGTATCAAAGCTACCATTTAATCTAAAGTCAAAATGTTTTTCTATTGTTGCGTCAACAATTTTTAAATTGTTGTCGTAATCTCTTTCTTCTTTTTGACCTTGATAATGAAAATGGAAACAACTATCTTTTGCAATAGTGGAAACATTTTCAAACTTGTTTTGAAGATAGTAAGCTTTCTCGACATCATCTTTGGTATAGTGTCGTCTTACTATACCCTCTGCAACTTTCCACGCATTGTCATTTATGTCAATCTGATTTGCTTTCAGTTCATCATACTTTTGTTTTTCTTGCGTGTCCTCTTGTTCAAGATGAACACGCATTCTGTTTGCGATTTTATTTCTGTACTCTTGATTTAATCTTATTCTGCTCACGCAACCTCCATTTCTTTTGTTAAGACTAAAGGATTTTCATATTTTAAAATAGAATAAGTCCTATCCTTTCTATCATTTATTAAAACATACCCTTGCAATTTTTCAACTGCTTTTGCATGGTCATTTGTGAAATCTACAATATCATAACTATTGTCAATTCCCTCGTAGTGTGTTTCTCTTAATATTAAGTACATCATTTTTTTCCTTTCTGTTTGTTATTTATGGGATTATACATTATAATTAAATACATGTCAACTAAAATCTTATCTTATAATTTCCAGTCGCAGTCCTATAATTATTTGCGTCTATATCAAAATAAGTTATGCAATTATTTCCACTTTTGCTTGTAAAGTATCTGCATAAGCTATCCCATTTTGCATTTCTTGAAATATGCTTTTTATGTTTTTTAGCATAATAAGTAATTGTAAAATGTTTATCGTTTTCCATATTATCCTTTCTGTTATTATGGGATTATATATTATAAGCAAATTAAAGTCAAGAAAAAAAAATAAATTTTTTTTATTTTATCTATTGACATATGGGATTATCTAATATATAATATATCCAGCGCCCTCATTTGAAGATTTATCGGCGCAATAAACTATAAATCTTTCCCTTGGTGCTGTCAGGGTAAAGACAGCATATGGGACTTGCACCAGAAAAAGCAAGTAGGATCTACGGCAGGGATACACAGACAACCTGCCCTGATCCCTGGTCCTATTCATTGCCTTAGGTGGTACGCGCGACATAGATAGGACCTGGGATCAGAACTAGTTTAGGGCGCCTGGACATTTCTGGGCTATATTCTAGGTTGTAAGCGAAGTCACGCTGTACAGGGGTGTAGCTATGGACCTGTACCGCCTATTAGCCACTAGTACTGATCCCTGGTCCTGTGGCGATCCAGTAGGATGCGGGACCTGGGATCAGTGAGTAAAAAGTTTTAAGCTACAAGCAGCAAGCCGCAAGCACTTGACAATTTGCAAGCATGGGATTATATAAGACTAAACAGAAAGGATAATATGAAAGTAAAAGAAGCAGCAGCCATCACAGGTAGCATGACCAGAACTAGTAAGATGCCTGGCCTGAGCTACAGTCTTCCGGCGTGGGAGTGTAAGACAGGCAGCAAGCTACGTAAAATAAAAAATTCAGTTTGTTCTATGTGTTACGCCCTGAAGGGTAACTACACAAGATATAAAGCAATCAAGGCCGCGCAATATGTAAGACTAGCCAGCCTGACTAATAAGCTGTGGACCGCTGCAATGGTGGCACAGGTGAAGCGCCAGAAGTATTTCAGATGGCACGACGCCGGCGACGTTCAGGACTTACAGCACCTGGAGAAGATATTCGAAGTCTGCAGGTTAACACCTGAGACCCGGCACTGGATGCCGACTCGCGAAGCGTGGGTGAAGGACCACCTGGACAGCAAGCCGGATAACCTGGTGATCAGGTTCTCTCCTCCAATGATTGGACAGCGCAACGACACCTGGCCCAACTCTTCGATGGTAGTATTGAAGGACGCCAGCTGCCCCGCTCCGAAGCAGGGCGGTAAGTGTGGAGACTGTCGACAATGCTGGGATCCTGCTGTAAAAGTAGTTTCATATGGTAAACATTAATGTTTAGACATCCAAAGTATTATAAAGAATTACGTAAGCTGCGTAATAAATCCGATCAGGTCATTAGCGACGAGTGCGCGACGGCGCCGAGAGAGCGTGCACCTGGTCGGGGCCAAGTTTCAAGCAACAAGCCTCAAGCTGCAAGCGACAAGCTACAAGCTTCAAGCAACAAGCTTCAAGCGTCTGGTGAAGCTGCAAGCAACAAGCGTTGAATGTGGTCCCAATCGTCAAGCGCCAAGCATGGCGTTTCGCGATGGTCGGATAGGAGTCCGCGGATCGCTGCACTCTCATAAAGTTTTATGTGTCCAAGAGAGGCGTCTTGGACTATGATAAAGTTACGTTTAGTTCTGGTTTGATGAAACAATTTTTGGTGAGGTGAAAAAGATATTTTTGGACCCCTTGCTATCTTCATCTCACACATAAAAAATCCGCATGAATCGTGATAACCAAGCAAATCTGGGGTACCAAAAGAGGACCAAGATTCCAGTCTTGTCCACTGTATTTTAGGTGTATTTTTTTTAATAATCTGCCAAAACTTTGACTCTGGTTTCATCGTACGAAGCCTTATAAATTTGTTTCAAAACTGTTGTCCAAGGATTAAAATTATAGTCCTTTGCACAGCCTGATAGCAGTATTAATATTAGTATTATTCTCACAATTGACTGATACGCTAGATTACGATATAAGTCAAACATTATGGGAGTTCCAGCTAAATTAACAGAGAGACAAATAAAATTTGCAGAGTTATTAGTTTACAATGAAGGTAGGCTATCACCAGCAGAAGCAGCCTTTCAAGCAGGTTATAAAACAAGACCAAGACAGGCAGCGTCAGAATTAAGAAACCCAAAGATATCTCCTTTAGTAGTTAAATACATTGGTGAGCTACGAGCAGAAGTGCAAGAGAAGTATGGTATTAGTTTTGAAAAACACATATCAGAGTTAGCACAGATTAGAAACCAAGCATTAGAAAAAGGTGCATGGTCTGCAGCTGTGAATGCTGAAGTTGCACGTGGAAAAGCCGGTGGCCTTTACGTTGACCAAAAACTTGTCATGACTGGTAACGTTGATAACATGTCAGCAGAAGAAATTAGAGATAGACTCAAAAAGATTCTAGATGACAATAAAGAAATTATTAATATTACGCCTGAAGAGATAAAATTAGAAGAGCTAGAATTATCAAAAGCATCAGACCGTGAGACTGATTAAATATATTATTAAACTTTTGCCAAACTCTTAGGCCGTTGTTTCTTATTTTTCTTATCCATTCCATAAGTTACTCCTTGTGGGTTAGAACCACTTCTTGGTGGTAATTGATTCCATTTTACGTTAGGCATATTTTTAGTCAAGGTTTTATTTTTCATT